GGTTTCATTCTTTCAAAAGACGTGAATTCATCGACTTCCCTCACCGCCACTTGCACCCTTGTACTGCTGTCGTCTGGTTTTTATGTTTTCAGTTTCGTGGGGAACAACGGGGTTAACGGCGCAGGTTATTTCGGTTCAGGTCTCTTGAACCTAGGTTCCACTCTTGATCGCGTTCGTATCACCACTATTAACGGCACCGACACCTTCGACACTGGCTCCATCAACATCTTGTACGAGTAAGCCGCCATGAAAGTCATCGAATCTAACTGCCAAACTGGTGAAGTCACGGTGCGTGACATGACGCCTGAAGAAATTGCAGCAGCGCAAGCCGCACATGCTGCGTGGTTGGCTGCACAGGAACAAGTAACTGAACAGCCACAGGCAACTGAACAGCCACAAGAAACTGGGGAACAACTGCCATGAGCCTCGTAAAAGCAAACACCTACCAAGACGCTAGCGGCGGCAGCAATGCTGTCTTTTCCGGGGTCGCCAGCCCGCCCGGCTCAATGGGGTTCCGGAACCGTCTGATAAATTCCAACATGGTGATCGACCAGCGCAATGCTGGGGCGGCAGTCACCACAGATGGTGCGTTTCCTGTTGACCGCTGGAAACAGAATATGTCTGGCGGTGGTGTGATCTCTGGTCAGCGGTCAACCGTTGTCCCTGCTGGGTTTACAAACAGCCTCGGCCTCACAGTCAGCACTGCGGATTCGTCTATTGCGGCTAGCGATTATTACTACCTGACCCAGAACATTGAAGGTTTCAACGTAGGCGACCTTGGCTGGGGTACGGCATCGGCGCAGACCATCACTGTTTCATTCCAAGTGCGAAGCAGCGTCACTGGGACGTATGCCGTCGCATTCGGCAATAGTGCATTCAATCGGCTGTATGTTGCAACCTACACGGTCAACGCTGCAAACACATATGAAACAAAAACCGTCACCATCCCCGGTGATACGTCAGGCACTTGGCTGACTGATAACGGCATTGGTCTGCGAGTTTATTTTGATCTTGGCAGCGGATCTAATTACAACGCATCCTCTTCTGGTTCTTGGCTAGGTTCTGGCGTTGGCATTAGGACTTCCGGTACCGTCAACTGGATCGCCACTTCTGGAGCCACCTTCTACATCACCGGCGTCCAGCTTGAAGCTGGCTCTGTCGCCTCGCCGTTTGAGCGCCGCGACTACGGGCGCGAGTTGATGATGTGTCAGCGGTATTTGCCTGCATTCAGTGCGGATGCTGTTAGTTACAGATTACCCGGAGCTGGCATTTGCTCCAGTAGCACTCAAACTTATTGCACCATTATTTTTCCGCAAACAACCAGAGTGCCTGCAACTGGGGTAACGGTTTCTTCTGGATCGCATTTTACGGTTGATGTGGACGGGTTAGTTGCGCCTACAAGTACATCCGTTTCCTTCTCTTCTTTGTCAAGCCTTAACGCTGCGCGGATTAGTGTGACGGTGGCTGCAGGTTTGACCCTTGGCCAACCCATGTTTTTGACAATCAATAACTCATCCGGACGGATTCTTTTTACGGGGTGTGAGCTATGAGTGAACCTGTTTGGAAAATTCTTCCGAGAACACTCGGCCAACAAACTGATATTGTTTGGCGTGAGTGGCCTGATGGCCGCCAAGAGTCCTGCCTTGTCACTGCACCCGAGTACCTGAAGTGGCTGGAAGAAGGCAACACGCCGCTGCCTGCTGAGGAGTAAATCGTGGAAGAGATCGACCCCGTAAAGATACGCTCTTTGTTTGATTACAAAGATGGGCATCTTTATTGGCGCGTGAACAGAGGATTTCAATATTGCTCTGGCAAGCGTGCAGGGCGACTCATGCCGTCTGGATATGTGTCGATTGAGATTGATGGCAAGCCGCATCAGGCCCATCGATTGATATGGGCGTATCACTATGGCCCGGCTAACATGTTCATTGACCACATTGACGGTGACCGCGCAAATAACAAGGTTGAAAATCTACGGCTTTGCACTAGGACTCAAAACGCACACAACCGTAAGCGATGCAAGCGGAACACCTCGGGCATCAAGGGAATCAGGATTCGTTCTGATAACGAAAAGTACGAGGCACGAATAACACTGAATAACAAGCGCATTGTGCTTGGAAGTTTTGATGATATTGAGTTGGCAGAATTGGTGATGTATATGGCTCGAGAAAAATATCATGGAGCTTTTGCAAATCATGGATAAAGAACCAGAGCTTGATTTGGTCAAGTACGGCGTGCTCTGGGAGCGCGTCCAGAACATGGACAAGAAGATCGACAAGATGGAACGCCAGCTTGAAGAGTTGATCGCGCTTGCCAACAAAGGCAAGGGCGGCTTCTGGATGGGTATGACCATTGCGTCCATTGCTGGCGGTGTCATTACTTGGGTGGCCGGTCACTTCAAGGGGAGCTGAGATGCTCGATCCAATAACGGCGTTCGCCACAGCCCAGGCTGCCGTTGCTGGGATTCAGAAGGCTATCAAGCTGGGCAAAGACATCAACGGCTTGGTCGGTGAATTCGGTAAATTTTTCGACGCTAAAGACGTAGTCCAGAAGGCTGCCAACGACAACGGCAAGAAGGGCCAGAGCGACACTGGCAAAGCCATGGAGATTGTCATGCAGGCCAACGCCTTGCGCGAGGCCGAGGAGCAGCTGAAACACCAACTCGTCTATGGCGGCTACCCAGAACTCTGGGAGCAGATGCTTATCCAGCGCATGAAGATCAAGCAGGCCCGCGAGAAGGAAGAGCGTGCTGCCAAGATTGAGCGCAAGCGAGTGGTGGCCCAGCGTCTGCTGGCGGCTCAGATTATCGGCGGCGGCATTGCCGTCATCATCATTGGCGTGATCATCATCTTCATCATCAGACAGGCAATGTCGTGAGCGACGAGAAGATCAATCACAACAGCCTGATTGAAAAGGTTCTTGGATACGTCGACTCTCCGTTTAAGTTATTCGCCATTCTCTTGATGGCAATCTTTGCGTTCACTGGTTACTTCATCTGGCAGAACCAAGCGTTTCTACTTGGCGCGTACAAAGAGCAGAAGAAGTTACCGGCCATCGCAGAAGACAGGGTAGAGGACGTTGCGGCACACCTGTTTAAGAACACCGATGCCGCAGTGGTGGCGATCTTCAAGGTCAATCCGATGTTTGGCACTCGCGTATTGCATCGTGCATACACCAAGCAGGGCCGCGAGAAGGAACACGAAGGTCTGGATGTCGGTCTGTTCACATCCAACATTGCCAACAACAGGGACGTTGTGGCGCTCATGGCTGGCGAGATTCCATGCGGCCACTACAAGACGGCGCAAAGCGAGATCGGCCTTTGGTACATGGAAAAGGGCATGACCTACGGGTGTCGGGTTGGCGTACCGCCGGAGCCGGGCAAGCTGGTCGGCCAGATCACCGTGGGATGGAAAGAAGAACCGCCAGATGTCGATGCGTACCGCGTCCTTCTGCAAATCGCAGCAACCATGTTGTCAAGGAGTAAACAGTAATGGAATGGCTCAAGCAAATTGCACCCACTGTCGCTACGGCGCTCGGTGGTCCGCTGGCCGGTATGGCCGTCTCGGCTATCTCTAAAGCCATCGGTGTCGATGAAGACAAGGTAAGCGACCTGATCAAAGACAACAAGCTAACCGCCGAGCAGATCGCGCAGGTCAAGCTGGCCGAGATTGAACTCCAGAAACAGGCCAATGAGTTGGGCCTTAACTTTGCCAAGCTGGAAGTGGATGACCGCAAAAGCGCCCGCGATATGCAGGTGGCGACCCGTTCTTGGATACCGCCTCTGCTGGCGGCGGCGGTAACGGCTGGCTTCTTCGGCATCCTGGCCATGATGCTGCTGGGCAAAGTGGACTCCAATAACCCTGCCATTCTGATGATGCTCGGCTCGCTCGGCACCGCCTGGACTGGCATCATTGCGTATTATTTTGGTTCTAGCGCAGGCTCTCAAGCCAAAACTGAAATGTTAGGAAAGAAATGAAAGAGAATTTCGACACCGCATTGGAAGCCATCCTTCACCACGAGGGAGGATATGTAGACCACCCGAAAGATCCGGGAGGCCGCACTAATTTAGGATGCACCCAGCGCGTCTGGGAAGAATGGGTCGGCCATCCGGTGGATGAGAAGACCATGCGGGAGCTGACCCCCGAGCTGGTGGGCCCACTGTACAAGGCCAAGTATTGGGACAAGATCAAGGGCGACGACCTGCCCGCTGGCGTGGACTATGTGGTGTTCGACGCTGCCATTAACTCCGGCCCAGGCCGTGCGGCCAAGTGGCTGCAACAGACCGTGGGCGCTGTGCCAGACGGAGCGATTGGTAACGGCACGCTGGCCAAGGTGGAGGCCATGGATGCTGATGACATTGTCAGCAAGTACCAGGAGACCCGCCTGGGATTCTTGAAGTCGCTCCCAACTTGGGACACCTTTGGCAAGGGCTGGGGCCGCCGTGTCACTGAAGTGAAAGACGCTGCCTTGAAAATGGTGTGATATGGCTAATAAACCCAACGAACATCAAGCTAAAGAATTCGACGGGTTTATCCAACACTGGCAGCGGGTTCTGAATCTCCAGGACTGGCGCATTGAGAAGGGCATCAAGCCTGCTCGCGGTGCGATGGCCAGCGTTGAATGCGACAGTGTTGCTCGCCTTGCAATCTACCGGCTGGGTGACTTCGGCGCAGAGGCCATCACGCCTTCCTCGCTGTCGCATACGGCACTGCATGAGGTGCTACACATCTTTCTGTATGAGCTGATCCAGGCAGCGCAAGACAAGTCAACGCCTGAGCAGCTAGACAGCGCAGAGCACCGCGTCATCAATGTGCTGGAGCGCGTATTAGGGGGCATAGATGGCCACAGTGCTGACTGACGACGAGTTTCTTGAGCTGTGGAACCTCCACAAGAGCGCCGCGAAAATCGCAAAACTTACCGGCATCAACGAGAGAAAAGTACATTCGCGCCGCCGCACGATCGAGCAGAAGTACAACCTCGTTCTTGTCGCTAACGATAAGCGGATGAATGCGTTTGGAAAAGAGGCAGAAAACCACGCGGCGCGTTACCACCTGGGTATCGAAAATGGTACGGTCATCGTCTTTAGTGACGCGCACTTCTGGCCCGGCATCCGCAGCACCGCCTTTAAGGGCCTGCTGTGGGCCATTAAGCAGCTCAAGCCAAAAGCAGTGATCAATAACGGCGACGCTTTTGACGGCTCCGCGATCAGTAGATTCCCCAGGGTGGGGTGGGATTCAAAGCCCAGCGTGGTGCAGGAGCTGCGGGCCTGCGAGATGTACCTGGGCGAGATCGACGACGAGGCCAAGCGGGCGTATAGCAAAGTTAAACTGGTCTGGACGCTAGGCAACCACGATGCGCGCTTTGAGAACCGGCTAGCCAACACCGTGCCCGAGTTCATGGCGGTTGGAGGGTTTACCCTTAAAGACCATTTCCCGGCCTGGATTCCGTGCTGGAGCTGCTGGCCGACTGAGCATGTAGTGGTCAAACACCGCATGAAGGGCGGCGTTCATGCAACGCATAACAACACCGTCAACGCCGGTAAGACCATCGTGACGGGTCACCTGCATTCGCTAAAAGTTACGCCATTCTCTGACTACAACGGGGAGCGTTATGGCGTAGATACGGGCACGCTTGCTGAGACCAACGGCCCGCAATTTGTGGACTACCTTGAGGACAATCCCACGAACTGGCGTTCCGGATTTGCCGTGCTCACATTCCATAATGGCCGCTTGCTCTGGCCGGAATTGGTGCACGCTATAGCACCCGGTGCTATACAGTTCCGGGGCCAAGTTATTGATGTGAGCAAGTTGTGAGCCCAGCCTTCTGGTTCGTGCTGGTGCCCACTCTCTGCTACGCAGCGGCCATGGCGGTCTACCTGTTTCGAGGTGATGCGCCGATGGCCATCATATATAGCGGCTATGCCTGGGCTAACATTGGACTGCTTTGGCTGGAGATGTTGCGAGACACCAGCCAGTGATGATCATGGAACCAGCGGCCCGTATCTCCCGGTAACCCCGCCCATGATTCGCCCCGGCCTAGTGCCGGGGCTTTTTTCACTGAGCTGCGCCGAGCGCACGGATGCGCTTTTGGTATGACGCTGTGTGCTTGATCCGGGTCACGCTGTCGATTTTTTCCAGCGTTTCCTTGTTCAGATCCTTCAGCTCCCGCAGCTTGGTCATTCGCTCCCGTGCTGGCAGCTTAGCTGTGTTGGCCATCTTCTCGGCCAGCGCCTCATACGCCTCGGCCCACTGCTCCAGAGTCTGGTGCGTGCTGAACGGCTGCTCCTTACCCGGCACCATGATGGCAAAGCCGCCAGCCTGGGGCTCGGACTCCACCACCTCGACAACCTCGGCCACCTCGACCACCTCCTCGACCAGCTCGACAGGCTCAGGCTCCTGAACTACCTGCACCACCTCCAGCACCTCGGGCGCTGCGGGCGGGGCCAGGGCATCCAGCGGGTTGCGTGCTGCCTTGGGCTTGGCCTCATCCGGGAAGTCCTGCGCCTCCTCTGCCGTGATCAGACCCTTGAGCACATCCGGGAAGGCATCCCGCAGAGCAAAGCCACGGGCACGCATGGCCAGCATCCGTTTGGGGTAGGCCTGCCAGGGGCCTTGCTTGCCCCAGAGGCCCGCCCGCTTGGCATCCTCGACGCTGAACTTGGCGGTCACTGGCTTGCGCCCCTTGCGGTGAGCAACGCAGACGGCCACCGGGTTGGGCGTGCCCTCGCCTTCCATGTACTCCTCGACCCCCTCGCAGACGGGGCTGGCCTGCACCAGAGCCATGGCTGCATCCCCGTAGACGCTGGGCTTGCCGTTGATGACGGCGATGTTCTGCAGCGCCTGCATGGGAGCGAGGCCAATCTCATAGCCCCATTGCACACAGACCATGATGTCCTGCGGCTTGCCTTGGTAGGCACGGGGCACCATGCTGGAGTCGGCCAGCATCTTGCTGAACTCCATGGCCTCGGTGATGGTGGCCGGGGCAAAGCCCTGGCGGGTAACGGCAAGCTGTGTCATTTGATCTCCTTGATCTTCAGCGTTGATTGACGGGTGCTGTATGCCTCCTTAGCGGGCACAAGGCGCTCGGCCTGGGCAGAGTAGTGGCGCATCGGCCACTGGATCAGCAGGTTGCCAGCCCTGCCGGTCTGTGCCTGCTTGAGTAATTTTTTCAGCTCCAGCTCGGCCTCTTCGATGTCGTCCTTGGCATCACGCATGGCGGCCTTGGCATCCAGGATCTTCTGCGCCCAGGTGGCTGCGGCCTCGGGCAGATCGACCTCCTTGCTCTCGACGGGCGTAGGGTAAACCCTGTCCATGTCTTCGCTGGTCTCGGGTTCGTACCACTCAATGCCACCCGTGTGGCGGTAGGTCTCCAGCCTGCTCTCAAAGTCATTGACCGACTTGATGATCTGGTTCTGGGTGTGGTCATGGCGAGCGAACAAGAAAACCCGCATCTCAATGCCTTGATACAGCACACACACTACGCCCCATTTGTAGCCGGTCACCAGGAGCTGGCCCTGGAGCTGGATGGGGCCTCGCGCCAGGTCGGGCGTGTCTTCCGGGTAGGTCTTGGTGACCTTGGCCTCCAGCACTCCGGGGCCGTCGAGCACGATGCTGTCCTGGCCGACAACATAGATGCCCAGATCGCTGTTGCTGGTGACGGTCTGCCCGCTGCCCTGGGCGATGCCATCCAGGCTGCACTGCAGTGGCCATGCTTGGCTGCGGTAGGGCTTGCTAATGTTAGTGTCGAACTGCTCAATGCCCAGGCGCTTGCAGGCCTCGGTCAGCACCACGGGCTCCAGCGTGTTGCCCCAGGCCATGGCCTCATTGCCGATGTCCTCGCGGGGCTTGCCGTCAATGGCATTGATGCTGAACTGCAGCTCATCATTCGGGCGGCTGTACTTGCTACGGCCCAGCAATCCCGGCAAACGGGATGCGGACATCATTCGGTCATCAGTTAACTTGCCTGCCATGTTGGCTCTCCTTCAGTTTGTATTGGGCAATGTGCTTGCCCGTGGGGGTGGTGACGGTCTCGGTCTCAATCTCAATGCCTTGCTGGCGCAGGTCTGCAATGCGGGCTGCCAGCCGGAAGCAGTTAGCCCGCTCCAGGGCATCCATGGCGGTGACCGGGCCCGCCTTGAGCATCTCCATGATGGTGTTGGCTTGGCTCATCAGATGACCCCCCAGAGAATGGCCAGCAGCAGGCCGAACAGGATCACCCCGCACAGGCCAATGATCACCTTGTCGGCAAGGCCGAACTCGGGAGGCTGTTCGTAGATGCCGCCTCGGTGGCCGGGGCCGAAAGCCTCTTCCATGGTGCGGGCGTAGCGTTTCGTGGTTTGCATGGTTTCTCCTTTGGTTAACGGGCAATCAAACGGGCAACTTGGGCGGGCTTCCAGTCCGTGTTGCCACGGGCAGTCTGGATGCCACGGGCAGACAGGGCGCTGGCAATGTCGCGCAGGGTGGCAGCACCGGCTGCCTGGATGCTGGCGATGATGGGCTGGACACGGGAGGCAAAGGCATCAGCACGGGCCTGGATGCGCTCTATGCCAGCCTCGCTACCCTTCGTAGGGGCAGGGCTACCCAGGCGCACGCCACGGGCCTTAGCGGCCTGCAGAGCGGCCTTGGTGCGCTCGCTGATCTTGCGGGCCTCCCACTCTGCGAACACGGCAGACATCTGCAGGAAGGTGCGGTCTGCCTCGGGCATATCGGCGCACACGAACGGCACGCCAGACTCCAGCAGGCCGCTGATGAAGTGGACATTACGGGCGAGGCGGTCTAGCTTGGCGATCACCAGGACGGCCTTGGCCTTCTTGGCTGCGGCCAGAGCCAGAGCAAGCTGCTCACGGTCATTCTTGCGGCCAGATTCGACCTCGGTGAACTCGGCCACCAGCTCGGCAGCGCCGATGTGCTGGGTAACGGCGGTACGCTGGGCTTCCAGGCCAAGGCCGCTCTGGCCCTGGCGGTCGGTGGACACGCGGTAGTAGGCGACGAATTTGGTGGTCATGTTTGCAACTCCTTGCGCTTCATCTGCGCGTTGAACATGGGCGTACTGTAGCACATCCGATAGCGTGTTTATTAGGGCAAACCCTAAGATTCCATGCGGATTGGAATGCTAGTAGACTCCTGCGCTATCGCCACGATACCGAGCAGGCCCATGCAACAGAAGAGAATCCCGTTCTTGGTGAGGCTGCACCCTGACAGCAGAGAGCTGCTGACCAAGGCCACCGCAGACCAGCGCCGCAGCATCAGCGCAATCATTGACCAGTGCGTGCGAGACCAGCTACAGCCCCGCTACGGCGGCCTGGAGCCCCGTCTGCACCGCTTCCTGATGGGAGTGAAGCAATGACCACACAGGAAGCCATCAAGGTGCTGGATCTGTGCCGTGAGGGGCAGCATCTGCCCGTGGAGCTGATCCAGCTCGCGCTGTCCATCACTGACCAGCAGCCAGCCCCGGAGAAGGCAGAGCGTTATGAGCAGTTCCTGGCCGCGTTGCGGCAGAGTGGCCTGCTGTGATGGAGCTGCAGTTCACTGTGCCTGGAGAGCCCCATGGCAAAGGCCGCCCACGGTTCACCCGTAGGGGCTTTGCCTATACAGACGCGGTGACCAGGGACTACGAAACCCTGATTGCCTGCCGTGCGTCTGAGGCCATGCCGTGCGCCCCGGTGGAGACCCCGGTCAGCGTGCGGGTGGACATCTACAAGGGCGTGCCCAAGAGCTGGAGCAAGGCCAAGCGTGCCAGGGCGCTGGACGGCCAGGAGATCCCTGGCAAGCCAGACCTGGACAACGTAGCCAAGGGCGTGCTGGATGCCATGAACGGGGTGGCCTATGTGGACGACACCCAGGTGGTCAGGCTGCTGGTGCAGAAGCAATACAGCCTGGAGCCCAGGCTGGTGGTGACAGTGAAGGAGATGCTGGAATGACCCGCGACGACATCATCCGCATGGCGCGTGAGGCTGGGCTTTCTGTAATGAATTCGCTGGAAACCGTGGCAGGCGACAAAGCGGGCCTTGAACGCTTCGCCGCCCTAGTCTCCGCAGCCGAGCGCGAGGCGCGTGCGGAAAAGCTGCCAGCGCAAGAGTTTGAAATTTACAGGATGGGCTACAAGCAAGGCGCAAGCGATGAACGGTTGATGTTTGCCGCGCTGTGCGATGACTTGGAATTGCTGGCCGGCTTTGAGAAATGCCGCGTTCGGTTTATTTTTGACGCTATCCGCGCAAGGGGAAAGCAATGAGCTTTGTGCTTGGCATGATCATTGGCTTGGCGCTGTCGGTTGCCTTGCTGTTCCTGGCTGTTGCCTTAGCCGCCATGATCTGGGGGGATGATGCGAAAGAGGAGTAGCTACCGACCCAAGGGCGTGATCATGGACACCATGGGCCATGTCATGCGCGGCTTTGCTCCGGTGCGAGAGCACGGCAAGGCCACAATCTTGAAAATCAAGAACCATCAGTCCCTGTCTTGCATGGTTGCAGGGGCTGGCACGCGGGAAGATATTGATAACCTGATCGCGGCCATGAACGTGGCCGAGGCGCTGGCCATCGTGGCTGCAATCGGGCATGAGTACCGCAGCGAGATAACGGCAGCACAGAATGCCATCTTCAGCATGGGCCAGCGAGGCGTGCAGAAGGGTCGCTTTCTGTTCACTGGCCCGGAGCTGACGGCGCTCAACCTGGGCATGGAGGTGCATGACGCGCAGCTTGATGTCTGCACTGTGGGTCAGCTAGAGATGGCCCTGGACTTTGTGGCCAGAGAGATCCGTGCCAAGCGTGCGAGGGCCATTGCATGAGGATGCCCTGGAAGCCTTGGTATCCAAAGCACAAGGGGCCACTGCCAGACCGCAGGGTGCTGGAGATGGCTGCTGCCAGGGAGCTGCTGTTCACCTGGGAGGCAGACCAGAACAAGGAAGCCATAGACAAGATGCTGGCCAGGATGGACAAACGCTATGGCGAGGGCGCAGAGGAGCGCATCCGGCACTACATGAGAGAGATCCGCAGGAATGAGCGCGTTGCCTGAGACGGTCATCAAGCTGCCCAAGCGCAAGCCCAGGACACTGCAGAAGGAGGCCCCGCCAGACTTACGCAAGGTCTCTGTGCTGCCCATCAAGGCAGTGTTTGATCAGAAGCTGACGCATGGTGCGCTGCAGGTGCTGGCGGCCATCTGTGCGTTTGCCAACAGAGCAGGGATTACATGGGTAAGCCAGAAGCGGTTAGCCAAGGACTTAGGCATAAGCCAGCAAGCAGTGGCCAAGCAGTTCAAGCAGCTCAGAGAGAACGGCTATTTGATAACCGTGAGAAAAGGCTTCAGGGGTGAGCGCACAGATACGATCAGGGTGGTGTTTGACAGCACTGTAGACACGGACACAGCAATAGCCGTGACCAGCGCCATTGAGGATACAAGGCCACCCATTATGAAGAAGGAGCAGGCTATGCAAGAAGAGGTAGACAGAGAGGGACAAAGGGTAATCGCACAGGCAATCGCACAGGCATTTAACAAACCACGCAAGGAGGTAAAAGCCATGCCAAAGGACAGCGACAGCAGGACAGTGAAGGCCATCAAGGAGGCCAACCAGAAGGGCGCTCAGAGACGCACCAGGAGCGCACCCAATCACAACCAAGAGGTTGTCAATGAGGAGGGCTCTCATACACAACCTAAGAACAACCTGGGGGTTGTAGCGAACGCAGAGAA